GTTCTAAGAATACCAAGTATTCTGCTACATCACGTAACAAGGCAAAGAAACCTTATCGCGGTCAAGGAAGATAATGAAAGATTTACTGTTCATCTCACAAGACAAAGAGATGGCACTCATTCAGGAGATGTCATACAAGATTCAAATGTCAGATTGGGATATTCATCCCAGCAAGACATGCTTTTTGTGTGTTTCTCCTGATTACTCTAGTATTGTCACACAACATCTCTCGCATTCATTATCAATGGATCGGGAGATTTTTCATATAGAGGCAGTCAATGTGCCATTTCCTGATGAAGACCCTTCCGAGTACATGATTAACTTTGAGTTGAATTTTGCGGAATGGGTGTTGGATTGGGATAACTTTGTACTTTGTGAGGCAGGTGTTATTAGAGGTGGGAACTATACTTGGATTACTCAGAGTATGGAGAAGTTCTCCGAGAAGAATTACTACACATTATCTCTTTGTGAAAATAATGGTAGTAAATATAAGAGTGACTTAGTTTCTCTTTATTATGATGATACCACTGAGGATTTGCATTTTTGGTGGGAAAGACCAAACAATCACTGGAGTTAGACATGGGATTATTTCCTGTAGACAAAAGCGAAGAATTCATTGAAGAAGGAATGACACTGATCACCGAAACAGACAGTGATCGCCTTCTAGATGCCGCTGCAAAGCAGCGTAGGGCAAAGAAACGGGACGAACTATACCCTATGCCCGAAGACCGCTTAGAACGCCCCTGTGGAGGGGCGGGCGGATTTGACGATTTTGTAGAGCGTTGGCACGAGTGAATAAATAGAAACAGCCTATTGCTGTGTCTAAATGCCTACCTTTCAGACATTCAAGGATTTGAGTGTTACATTCAAGAAACATCCAGTTACGGATGACTTGGTAACAGTTAAGGATAAGGCAGCGATTTCACAAGCGATCTCTGCCTTACTTCTTACTAACAAAGGAGAAAGACCATTCCAACCAGACTTGGGATCTAATATCAAACGAGTTTTATTTGAACCATTAGATTTTGGTTCTGCTGGTATTGTTAGAGGAGAAATCCTTGCAACACTAAAAACATATGAACCAAGAATTGCAGTTCAAACTATTGGTGTAGTTCCAGACTACATGAATAATGGATATAATGTTGAGTTGGAATATAAGATTATTGGTCGTGATGATCAGACAATAGCAGTAGAATTCGTTCTAGAGCGTACACGATAATGCCTTACACTCAGGTTGCCAATTTAGACTTTGCTGATATCAAAGCAGTTCTCAAAGAATACATGAGAGCACAGTCAGATTTTACTGACTATGACTTTGAGGGTAGTGCATTAGCGACTCTAATCGACACACTCGCCTACAACACCTATTACACGGCGTTTAACACCAATATGGTAGTCAATGAACTATTCATTGACTCTGCCACCCTCAGGGACAACGTGGTTGCCTTAGCGAAGCAATTAGGGTATAGACCCAAGTCGATCACGTCTCCAACCGCATATGTGTCATTTACAGTTGAATATGGCAACTCAACAACTGATACTGAACTTTCACTGAAGAAAGGAACAGGATTCATTGCTTCATATGATAATTCAATATATCAATATGTTGTAACTGAAAGTGTAAAAGCACAGGTATCAAATAATCAAGCAATATTTGAAAATGTTCCTGTAAAAGAGGGAACATTTCTAACAAATACATTTACTGTAAATAGTTCGTTACAGTCTCAAAGATTTATTTTAGATAATAGAAATATCGATACTAACACCATTAGAATAGAAGTATTTCCTACTGGTGGTAGTTTTAGCGAACCTTATTTGGTTTCCGATAATATTCTTGATGCTAATCCAGAGTCAAAAATATTTTTCTTAGATGAAATCGAAGATGAAAGATATGAAATTGTTTTTGGTGATGGTGTTTTAGGAAAAAAATTAGAAAATGGATCAAGAATTGAAGTTTCTTATATCACAACAAATGGACCAGAGTCAAATGGAGTGAAAGCATTTGTTTTCTCTGGTGTCCTTGAAAATCCAGAAGGAGTATCGCCAAGCAACTACACAGTTACTATAAACTCAACGGTTGCTTCTTCTGGTGGTGAGGAGGTAGAATCTCTCAAGAAGATTAAGTTCAATGCACCAAAATCTTACGGAGCACAAGATAGGGCAGTAACAGCAGATGACTATGGTGCTATCATTCGTAAAATATATCCAGCAGTAAGTGATATCATCATTTTTGGCGGTGAAGATCAAGATCCACCAGAATATGGAAAAGTTTTTATTGTACTAAAACCAACTGATGCTTCTTATCTAACTTCTTTTACCAAACAAGAAATTTTAGATGAATTACAAAAATATGTTGTAGCGTCTGTCGAACCAGTAATTATCGATCCATCTATAATTTATGTTGAGATGTCGAGTAAGATTTACTACGACAGAAACAAAACAGATAAAACCCCATCTCAAATTAGAGATATGGTAATAGGATCAGTGCAGTCATATTTGGACAATTCAAACACTGAGAAGTTTAATGGCAAGTTCAGATACAGTAAATTTATTGGTGTAATTGATGACTCTGATGTTTCTATCAATTCAAACTTAACTGATATCACAATGAGGAAAGATTTTTATCCTCAGTTGAATTCTACTTTCTATTATGAAATTTGTTATCAGAATGCATTTGACAAAGATTGTGAAGGACCAACCCTTTCTACAACTGGTTTTAGGGTTACTGAGTATCCCAACTTTGATGTTTATCTAGAAGATAGGGATGGCAAAATTGTCCTATATAGACTAGATAGCGTAACTGGCGAGAAAGTTGTTCTTGACAGCGAAGTTGGTGATATTGATTATGAAAAAGGCGAATTGAGAATGTACGCTTTGACTATTATTAAAGGTAGTTTCTTTGATAATAGAATTTCTGTTAGAGTAAAACCATTGTCTAATGATGTCAAGGCACTCCGTGAGGTATATCTTGATGTTGATGTTGCTAATTCATCGTTCACTGCATATAAAGAGTAAGTAAATGCCTGCTAAGACAAAGAGAATTTCAACTCTGATTGAGTCTCAACTTCCTTCATTTATTTCTGAAGAGTACGAACTTTTTTCTAAGTTTGTAGAGAAGTATTACGAATCGCAGGAAGTTCAAGGCGGTCCTCTAGATATTGCTAATAATCTTTCTACTTACTTAGACATTGATTTTTATGAGAAGAGCATTCTCAAGCAAAATGATGTTTTGGTTGGAAACATAAGTGAAACTGATACTTTTATTACATTAGAAGATGCATCATCATTTCCAGAAAAAAATGGATATGTAAGAATCAATGATGAGATTATATTTTATTCATCTAAAGTAGGGAATGAGTTACAAGATTGCTTTAGAGGTGTTAGTGGAAATACTAAACTAGGAGATCTGTATTCCTCTAGTAATTTTCAAAGCACTGATGCAAGTGCTCATTACTCTGGAGCAACTGTTTATAATGTAAGCAATTTATTTCTTTATGCATTTGTAAAAAACTTTGAATCTCAATACTTGGGATCATTCCCAGAAAAGTATCTTAAAGGAGAAGTAGATAAGAGAACTCTTATCAAGAACATTCAGAAGTTTTACAAAGCAAAAGGAACCACAAGTTCTATTAAGTTTATATTCAACACTATTGTTTCTAGAGAACCCAATGATTCTCCAGAAGTATATAATCCCAAAGATTTTACGTATAAGGTTTCTAAGTCTGACTGGATTAGTGCATATGCTATCAAGGTAAAAGTTTTAAGTGGAGATCCAAAATCTTTAGTAGGTCAAAGAATTATCCAACCAGAGACTGAAGAATATGGATTTATTTCTGCAGTTGTAGATAATGTAAAAGAATCTGGTAATTATGATGGCGAACAAATTTGGGATATTATTTTAGCACCAGAGACTGTAACTGGAGAATTTTCCGTTTCAACAAAAACAACACTAACAAAAGATCTAAACCAAAATGATGGTATTGGAAAACGTGTAAATGTATTCTCTACTGTTGGATGGGAAACTACAGGAAGTATCTTAGTTGGATCTGAAGTCATTACATTTGAAGAAAAAAATGTAACTCAATTTACAATTAAGAAAAGAGGAGATATTACGTATAATCACTCAGAAGGAGATTCTGTATACAAACCAGTTATCTTATCTTCGGGTAATGTTGAATTACTTTCTCTTGGTATTGTATATAATTTTGATATTACTGATGGTCAACCACATTCATTTGAAGGAGATCAGATACAAGTATCTAATCCTGGATTTGAAACATCAGATCCCAAAATTGTAAACTCTGGTACAAATGTTTCTAGATGGGTTCTTTACAACAATCAAAGTGTAAGTATTCCGACAAATACAACTTTACAACAATCAGTTGATGATTTGTCTACTGATGTTTCTGCTATTTTTGCAGATGATCAATATTATTATATCACATCTTCAGGATTTCCATCACATGATATCTTGACTGGTTCTGATGTATCTGAAACCCTTTTAGATCAAAATATTCTTCGCATTATTAGAAAGAATGCAATCAGAACTACAGAGAAGTATAAAACTCCAAAAGTTGATACTGGCATACTTTTAAATGGTGTAAGAACGTATAGTTATAAAGATACCGAAAGTATTCGTTATGGTATCTTAGAATCGATTGATGTTGATGTTAGAGGTAGTGGTTATATAAAACCACCATTTGTTTTACTTGATGGAGTTCCAAATAAAGCAAGAGCAATACTTTCTGGATCTGTAGTAGAAAGTTATGTTGTAGATACCACAGAAGTTTTTCGTAGAAATCCTTTAGTAGAAGTAACTTCTGGTAGAGGAGCAGTTATTCGTGCAATTGTTACTGGAGATGAAATTACTAGTTTGGTAATTGATAATCCTGGAGAATACTATTCTTCTCCACCATTAGTTGTTATCAGTGACTCAAATGGTAGAGGTAAATTTGCAGACTATACTGCTATTGTTAATACCAATGGACAGATAACAGGATTTACTCAAAATGCAACTGGAAAGTTTTACAATCAACAAACGGTAAGAGTTGATATTATTCCTGTTGGTTCAGGTGCTACTGCAAAACCAGTTCTAACAGAATGGAATTATAATAGATACGAAAAACTAAAGAATGATCTAGACACTGAAAATGGATATCTTTTCCAGAATTATACTTCTTCTTTAGAATATGGATATGGATATGTTGCAAATCCAAAATCACTAAGAATATCTAAAAATGATAATTTGAACCTTGGTGACACTGAACCAGCAACAAAAACTCACTCTCCAATCCTAGGATTTGCTTATGATGGGAATCCTATCTATGGTCCATTTGGATATCAAAATCCTTTGGATGATATTAATGTAATTAGAATGACTTCTAGTTATAGTTTAAATAATACTAGATCTAAAGGACCACTTGTTTCTGAATATCCACTAGGAACATTTGTAAATGATTACACTTACATTCATAAATCAGGAACACTTGATGAAAATAATGGAAGATTCTGTGTAACACCCGAATATCCAGAAGGAACGTATGCGTATTTTATTACTATTGATGAGAATCAAGAACCACAGTTTCCATATTTGATTGGAGAAAATTATTATTCATTGCCAGTTTCTAGTAACTATGATTCTCCAATTACACAAAATGAAATACCAAAAAGAGCAAAAAGATTTTTCTCTTCTGGTATGCCAAGAAATGGCGAGGGAGTGTATGCACAAATTGCAGATGTTAGATCTGGAACTGTAGATGCTATCACTAGTGTAAAATCATCAGATAATTTTTCTGTAAATTCAAAAGTAAGTTTTGATAATAGAGGTTCTTTTGGTAACAGTGCAGAAGCATTAGTAGAATCTGTAAAAGGCAAAACTGTATCATACTTAGATAGTTTTGAAAATAAAGTAGTAAAACTCACTACTATCCAAAATGCCTATTTGTTTACTGATGATATTCTTCGTCAACCATCATCACAAGCTTCTGGAACTATTGTAGGTAATATAGAGAATGATAATGTCATTGTTTTGAAAGATGTTGTAGGAACGTTTGACAATACAGGAACATTTTCTGCTGATATAAAAACTTTCTTCTTATTACTAGATCAGAAAAGTTCCTTTACTAAAGGAGCTACAGTAAGTCTCACTGATGGTATCAATGCTGCTGTAGCAACTGGAGAAGTTCTAAATGGAACAAGTCAGCAAAACACACTAGAGATAAAAGTATTATCTGGAGATTGGTTAGAATTTAACGATCCAGATTTTGATTATTTTTTACAGTCTGATGATTTCTTCAACACATCTGGTTCAAGAGTAGTAACTCTTACTTCATTGAGTGATAATTTAGAACCATTTGAAGTAAATCAAAGTGTTGCTTTAGTAGAGACTACAGAAAATCATGGTCTTGGTATAGGTGACAGTGTTGTTATTGATATATTCCCAAGCGATACCGAGAAAACAAAAAAATATTTTGTAAGGAATAGATTATATCAAGAAGTAACTCTAAAAACTCCAGAGTTTAGTACTACTATTGATGATACTGGTGTAGGAAGATTTCAGATTTTAAATGGTGGTGCAGACTACACGCCAGGTTTATATACTGATGTTCCTCTTACTGGTGGAGATGGCACTGGTCTTACTGCTAATATAACAGTATCTTCTGCTGGTATTGTTTCTGATGTTCAGATTGAAACAAAAGGATCTGGATATGCTAAAGCAAATTATCTTAGTGTTGAAGATGATCAATTAGGAAGATCATTAGCATCACAAAGTACGTCTAGACTAACTTTATATGTCGATCATGTTGGTTATGGAAAAGGTTCGACCAGATTGATTGTCTCGAGCTCTGTTGGATTAGTTGAAGGAGATTTGGTTAAAGTTGGTGATGAGGTTCTTGAAATATCATCTATCAGTGGTAAAACTCTAACAGTTTTACCAGGAAGGGAAAATACAGAACAGTCAGATCATTATAATAATCAACCAGTTTCTTTATACAAAGCAAGTTATAATTTTCCAGAAAATTATCAAGTATCCAATTCTTCTGGATCTGGATATGTAAAATCATATGATCAATCAACACAAAAAGTATTGATTGTATTTGATTACAATATTGGCATATCAAATGCACAGATTATAAACATCAACACATCTTTCTTTGATGCAAGTCAACCATCTAGAACAGTTTCTGTTAGATCAGTAGAACCAGTTGAATATAAGTTTGAATTTTCAGAAGGTGATGAAAACGGAGAAGATACTGCAGACGCTGTATTTGTTGTAAATCCTATTATTGAAATACAAGAATATTATCGTTACATTTTTGATACTTACCACCCATCAATGAATGGAATTTCTTTTGATGTAAGTCCAAGTAAAAATTATAACATAATTACCGAAGAAAAATTAGTATCAACAATTGCACCTGGAAATCCAGGATCTTACACAGAA